TTTCAGTAATAGCAAACCACGCGCTGGCGCTAGTTAAATAATGACATACGAAGTACTGTAAGTCTTCTTTAATAAGCGCATTAATTTCATTATCAGCGGTGTACGGCTTGTGTGGAGACCCGAGAACTTCGCGTGCTATCCACTTTAGTTCAGGAGGAATAATCAAGTAACGAGGCTTAATCGAAATAGGCAAGCCTTGACTATCGACAAGTCGTTCAAACATGTTAATCATCAACTGAATAGCCGTAAACGAAATGTCAACGTCTGTAGCCGGTCTATTAGGATAAGTACCTGCGGCGCTAATAATATTCGTCAAGCCAGGTCCATACGAAGTAGCGGCTGTACCGCCCAACAAAGGATGCTGGTTGTTAAAGATCGAAACGCCGTCGGCCGTCACCTGAGTTGTGAAGCCTAGATTAAAAAGATTCCAGGCATTCTGTTCCTTCGTAAAATGCGCGCTGCGAGCGATAGCTTTCGGAACTTGCATAATGATGCCATATTGGTCATCTTCATACAGTTCAAAACTGCTTCGCACGCCGAGCGCGTAGGTGAAGTTGATATAACGCTTGGTGCCGCCTTGTAAAGCATCTTGATAAATTGTCGCCTCAGATTCGGGCTTCAACGGCATAGGTGGCAAGCCAGAGAATTCAACTTCATCCTCGAATGGTTTATCGGAGGGCTCCACATGCAGAATGTGAGAAAATTCCTCTTCACGCTGCAAGGTATCGACCCAGTGAACGAATTCACCGTGAAGACCCGGAGCCATTAGTTGTGAGAACTGCCCTCTCATCATTGTCATGGTAGTCAGTTCTCCTTATGCCACTGGCTGTACGTTGCCAACGACGAAGCGAAAATAAACGCCGCGCGGTGTTGCGGATTGATCATTCGGATCTAGCTTAACGATGTAAACGCAGGTGTTAGTGCCGATAGTCACCTTTGCCGTATCGACGAACCAGTGATTATCAGTGTCTTTGGTCATGCCAAGCTGTGTACCTACAAGAGCCTGTACAGCAGTTTGAGCAGGTCCAACTTGTCCTAAAAATATTGTATCAGGATCAGCCGTTTCAATGCCAGTTAGACCATCATTGAAAAACGGACGTGAGATGTTAACAGCGGCAGCTTGATTCGGTACGGATCCAAACGTCTGCTGCTGCGCAACACCGGCTGTTGTCAAGTTGGCACTACCCTCTTTAGATATTCCAATAATAGAGCCAACGACGGTTGTAAGAAGCGCTCCTGCCCAGGGAATAACAAATCCCGAAGCATTGAACGCTAACGGAGTGCCAGGAAGCCATGTCTGAGCAGCAGCCTCGGCCAATCTTCTGGTACGAGGCTGATTACCAGACACGGTCTGAACACTATGAATTTCACTTGATGCCACTAATCCTCCTTCCTTTCCGAAGGTAACTTGTCTTCTTCCGCCATAAAATTGGGATCCGCGGTTTTATCCGAAGATCCCGGACGGAAAGCCTGTAGTTTACTTGCAAGAGTTCGGCCTATTCCTGTAGGGACTCCTGCCTGTGAAACGGCGGTAGCGAGCTGTTTCTTTCCAGTTTGCAACTGCCGTTCTGGATGCATTCTAACGATAGAACGTTCCCAGTTGTATTTAAGAGCACCTTCATATGCGGAGCGGTCTATTTTCATTAGAATAAGATCACCGCGTATAATCTGTCCATTCTTAATCAAATTAGGAGGCACAGATACATAGCCTCCTTTTCCATTCGGGATAAGAGCCTCTTCGGGCTTAACAGGAACAAAGCCGGCGAAGATCATTTCATCAAGTCGCTGAGTAGAAGCAGCTACGCCTACAGACCTGTTAACCCATCTAAAAGAGATAGCCGGGTTTTTAGGCTTTACGTTTACGAAGTCAGGTAACTGAAGCGGGCGCGCTTCAATACCTGGGAAGGGATCTGAAAGTTCTACATTCTGTTGCGGATTGGTCATTGCCATTTTAACTCTCCTATCCTAGACGTTCACGGTCTTAATCGTTTGTTTCATTTTTTGATACGATTCAGGGGTTACTCCCTTACCATATCGAGACATTTTAGCCACTGTCTCAGCTTCCGCGTCGTTCAGCTTATCAGGTTTCTTATCGTCTTTATTCGGCAAAGAATCCTGATTCGTCTGAACCGATTCGACGAATGTCTGCGGCTCTGCCATTAATTCGTTGAAATGCTTACCTTTGATATAGTCAAAGATATTAATCCAAGTCTGCATATTCCCGCGCGTAGCGAGACTAACTTCAGAAGCGGCTTTATCAATCTCGGTGGACCACTTATCCCACAAGCGAGCTAGAGAAATACGGCCGCCCGGCGTAGTTACATACTGACCTTGAAGACTTTGCTTCGCAAGAAGCATCGCGCTATTAGAAGCGGCTTGTAACGCGACCTGAGCTACGGGTTGCATCCCATCGACGAGACGTTCTGTAAAGGCCCTATTCTCGTCGTCAATAAACGAAGTGTATTCCTTCGGCTCGTTCTTCGGAGCGGGTCTTTTAGAATTAGCTTCGAGTTCTTCCAACTTCGTTTTCGTCTGATTGAAGTTAGATTCCATTGAAGATAACGTAGTTTTGACTGTAGAAAGCTCTGTCGAGGTATTAGCTAATTTTTGATTCAAATCTTTATTAGCCAAAACGGCTTCTCTAATCTGAGCAGGTGTTAATCCGAGATCCTTTAGTTCTTCAGGTATTTCTTCCTTCTTATTTCCCCAAGGCATTTACTTCCTCCTTTTTTATCGGCCGCATCTGACCGCTAGATACGCCTTTAATATAATTGTCCATTTCTCCACGAAGTTGTATAATGGAGTCCAACACGCTGAGAGCACCTTGTAGACGATGAATGTCCACGGGATTGTCAGAACGAGTGAGCTTAGATAATGTTTCGTTCCTATAATCGTTAAGGTACTCATTGAATAAGGCTGCCTCCGGCTGGCTTAACCAACCCCGGAATCTGTGGGCCTGTGGGAGAAGCCTGTCCAGCTTGTTCATTTCCGCCTCCGAGATTCGGCTCCGGTACAAGGAGATCAACGTCTTCTTGATCGAAGTTACGAAGTACATTCTTCATAACTATGTTAGAGGCTCTAATAACTTGCAAAAGATATGCTTTGGTCTCTGGCGGAGTCATCATGCTAGATGCTTGTCCGATTAGTTGGGCTATGCCGACATAATGCTGGCGCATTAGATTAACTAACAGAAATAAATTCTGTTTCTCAACCTCTTTGTTAACGGATGCTGTAGATGAATAAATTGGTAAGCCGATGCGACCGCTTCTGACACCTTCCAAAGCTCGTGTTATCTTCGATGCTTTATCCCCGAACATTTCGAGCAAATTATTACGGACGTTAAACTTAGCATAATCAGCCAAAAGAATTCTTCCCAGCTTGGTATGAGCATATCGAAGATCACTTATGTTCAAATCAGTCCTTCTATTACCTTCCTGCATCACAGACAAAGTACCCATCGCTGTATAAATACCACGCTTACCTTGGGACCCGGCCCCCGCCCCCTGCATCGGTGGAGATATTCCGGCCCTTCGCTCAGCGAGTTCTAGCGAGAATCTCTCGTCGTCGATCGTTTGCTGACTAATATCACCCGCTTGCAAAGATTCAATTTCTCCTTCTTCAGCCGGTACAGTAGCAGACGGATAGATCCTGTAGCCAGCGTGGAGCTTAGAGTCTGGGGAGACCCGCCAGACTCGGGTATTAGCAATGGTTCGATTATCAAGCCGCTGATTGTGTTGTTCACTTATTTCTTCCTGAAAAGCCCACATCGTCTCACAGAAACCATATCCATAAATCATATCGTCTCTGTAGAAAAGACGTGCTAAAGCATATGGTAATATCGTGTGAGTATCGTAGATAGCTCGCATCAAAGTATTGGAGCTTTTGTGATATGTAGCTACAATAGCCGGCTTGTACTTCCCGTCAGGCGTAGCCCAGTCTAGCCAGCATTCGTACAGATCATATTCTTTATAACCGTAGGTTCCTGTAGTCTTGGCTCCAAGAGACTCTTCATTCATCGACTGAGCATAAGCGGGAGATGTTCTATCCGGCCTAGAAAGAATCGAATCTACTTTGACAGGATCATAAATCTTAAAGAACTTCCGCTCCTCTAACTCGCTCCGAATCATAACACGCTTATGAATTCGGACATCGGCGCTTTCAAGAGATTTAGCTCCGGGAGGTATTAAGAAATGCTCAAAAGCTATTTTCTCGGGACGAGGTCCTTCGTATTCTATTTGACGTAGGAAAGCCTGTTCTTTCCTTCCAGAACCGTCTCCTTCGGATTCTATCAGTTCGTCTCTATAACGAATTTCATGTGGACATTTTACTACAGACGTTCCATACTTAATACCTTCACCAAACCATTCGTGATAAACTCTGTATAGATCCAGCTCTTGAGGCTCTACGCCAACATATTCCATGAACTCTTCGAGAGCAGTTCTAACGGAGTCATCTATGTCTTTATGAGTACCGAAGATTTTAGCTACCCATACTGGTCGTGTCTTTAGAACGGCACTCATTACTCTGGCGAGTAGTGTATCACTGAAAGTGGCAATAATAGGGACAACTAGATTTGAGGCGTTATAGAACGGAAATTCTCGTGTCTTTTCTCTAGGCGTAGCCTCATACGCTTTACGCCATTTAACAATCTTCGTTTCGTGTAGTTCCCGCAAACCATCTTCGAGCGCAAGGATACGCATCTTCAAATGCGCCTTTAACTTGTCCTCAGCGGCGCCCGATAGTTTAACGGGAATGAAGTTATTATCAGGCATTATTTATAAATCTGATTGAACTTGTATCCTACATACCACGCGATAGGCCCAGAGACTATAAGAAATTTATCGAGAATTGGGATATGTTGCCATGATTTGAACATTCCCAGTGAAAACATGATAATTCCGCCAACCTTGAGAACATAGTTGAGATTAACTACGTTTGATAATTTATCGAAGAAACCTGATTTCACAACCGGAGGTGTTGACAATGTATTCTCCTATTTCAGTTTACTTGTCCCAGGAACTCCTTGCACCTTTTCAACAGTACGCATCGCGCCGAGTCCTAGCATTCCCAGTAATAACGTCATTAAACTACCCATATCTAAGCTCGGAAATCCAACTGGATGTTTTGCTAAATTCGCTCCCCATGTAAATAAAGGATTAATAATAAACTGAACGGCTAATCCAGATCCACAAATCCATCCAATTGCCGGGCGCCATCCAGCGACAAAGACGCTTGGACTAGCGGCCTCTTGTTTATTAACCTCGATCTGAGCGGTGATAGCATCTTGAATTTTATTTTGAAGCTGCGCTTGTAAGTTAAGCTGAAGCTCTGTTAGCTCCGCTTGTTTTTGCATAGCTAAGGTCGGATCGACCTTAAAAATCTGAACAATTCTGGCGATGCCTCCAGACAAAAGATCACCAACTAAAGTAGCTATATCAAAGGGCATTACTTAGGCATCCTTTTATAGACTTCGTACCAGTCGGTAGAAATTTCTTTCTGAGCCTCTTCTAATGTCATCTGCTTAGTGCAGACTTGTTTATGTAAATAATTCTCGACCTTATCTTTCTCGAAAGCACCTGGTTTAGGAAGATAAGGCTCAGGCCATAAGTTCTTTACTGTATCGGCGCCACCCAGCTCAAGAGGGATTAGATGATCTACCTCACAGCATTTACCAGGCTTCTTTACAGCGTGATATTCTTTGTAAACCGTTCTTTTCTCTGCCAGAGTTGTATGTCTATAGTTCTTCGTAGAAATGCCGCTACAAACGTCTTCTGTACTTGTAGTTCTAACCTCGCCAGGTGTCACATGTTTATCAGGTAGTAGAGCTGATCCGCTATGACCGTAGGTAGCTTTTAGTTGCGCGAAAATTAGGACGAGATGAATAAGAAAAATCATTTATTGAACTCCTATAGAATAGGGAAGATTTATTTTTCTGGCCCACGCTGCGTTGTGCATCTTCCACTTCTGTTGTTCTACCCAACTTGCTGGTAGTCGGAGCATCTGAGGGACATAAGCGAGGGCATCGAGTAGGTCCACGAAACGGCCACGAGGGAATGAAGTGTACTCACCCTTAAAATCTTGAAATCGTTTCTGAGTGAAAAACTTATTAGATTCAAAGATGGGAGAAAGTACGTTTCGGATTCTCCATTCTTTCTTTCGAGTGATAGTACCGTCAGGGGCATCCACTTCGCCTTTTAATTCTACTAATCGAAGGTTACGACCTTCGAGTCGATTCCGATAATTAATATGATACGCCAGGTACTTCTGGGCTGCGACTGTCTCGATGCCTAGTTTACGCATATTCCATGTCTCAGCTATCTTATAAAGCTGCGCTATGTATTTATCGGCTTCACATGCCTCGGCCCAGCAATCGAGCAAATAATATCGTCCATCCGAAGAGAGGCCAACCACATTAATTGCATGTCGGCATCTGCCTTCAGCTCCACTATGGTTTGGATCGGTGACCATGCAGACGGATAAGTGAGAAACTTTGATATCTTTGATAATAACACCGTCGGTGACTTCGTGTCGAATGATTTCTTCATCGTTCTCGCCTTTGAAAATCGAGAAATACCTTAGATCATTCTCAGCGAAAGCTGCATTTTCGGGGGCCGCGGGGTTATTTAAAAATTGACAAGAGAACTGATAGTTACCGAGACGTTCACGCCAGCGGTTCAGTTTCTCTAAAGAGAATTCTTCTGGAAAGATAGGCGTATCCATCGGATGAGCTGGGCAGCAGCCGCCCAAGGCGCTGTGCGTCTGAAAGGTAAACCAAGGAGCATTTTCTCGAATCCATGAATTTAGATCGTAATAGCCCCATCTATTGCCAACTACAAGTTCATCATTGTCTTCGACGGCATTCTCGTTCTCAAAAGCCCCGACCATCAATTGATGACATTCGATGGCTTT